TAGTCATTTGGGTCCAAGGATACACTCATTTTAGATGATAAACCATAATGATTTTTTAGAAAACATAATGCCTGTACCGATTTGGGGGTTTAAACTGCCTAATTCTGAATCTTTTAATACAGAGCTAATTAAGTTTGCTTACTGGTTAAAAAATAGTTCAAAAGGTAAAAAACGTTCTAATTTTTTAGGCTGGCAAAGCCATGATTATATCTTTGAAGATTATAAAGAATTATTATATCCTTTAATAAGTAAGTTAGATGAAATGAGTTTTGGAATAGCAGAAAAGTTTTCTGAGAGAACAAAAGCTCCTTTAAATATAGATTCTATGTGGTTAAATATAAATCCACAATACTCTTATAATGCTCATCATGTACATAGTGGTCAGCTTAGTGGTGTATATTATGTAAGGGTTCCAGAAAATTGTGGCAGATTAATTTTAGTCAATCCCGCTAGTAGGTCAGAGACCAGCAGGATTAGAGTTAAAAATTATGGGTTGACACCAGAGCCAGGAGCTTGTATAATATTTCCATCATGGTTAGAACATTATGTTGAGCCCAATGAAAATACAGAAGATAGGATCTCAATAAGTTTTAATATATCATAAAATGAGGGGAACATGGCTGATATTACAACAACAAAAGATAATAAAGATTTAGTACAAGTAGCTGAAGAAGCTAGAGGTGTTACTATTTCTGAGGTTTTTAACACTAGTGATATGGCTAATGTTAAAAGTTTTGGCAACTTGACACTAGCAGAAAATGCAAAAAAAGTAGATATAGCTATAGCTAATGTTGCAGAGACTGAAAGAATTTGGAACAGATCTCATTCACAATGGACTTGGAGACATATTAACTTAAGTTACGCAGCTCCAATGAAAAATTTAAGACAAGTTAGTGCAGAAATGACTAGAAAAAGAGAAGCACTAGAAGAAGCAAAATGGAATTATTTAAAGAATGAGATTAAGCTAAAACAAAAAGAAGATAGATTAGATAAAGAAAAAGATGTCTTAAAAAAGCAGTTGTTAGAGATAGATATTGCTCAACTAAAAAGCGGCATGGCTAATGGAATGAAATATGTCGAAGGCGCTATGAAAGATGTATTAACTTTATCTAATTTGTACGATGATTTAAAAGAAAATTATAAAGATTATACTGAAAAAGACTTTGAAAAAGAAGAAGCAAGATCACACTTAAAAAGAAGTTTAGTTCAGTGTTTAAGAGATGTTAGACAAAGTGGAAGAATTACAAAAGGAGAGCAAGAGTATCTAGAACAAATAGGAGTAAATCCCGGAAAAATACATTTAGATATGGTTGCTTTTTTAGAGTATGAACAAAAAATAGATGACTATACAGTTAAGCCTATGTATGAGTTTTTAGATGCAATGTGCGAAAAACTTCTTGATCAATTAAAAGTAGACGAAGTAAGGATGAGTTTACAAGGTTTAAGAAATCACTATGATGAGGATGCTCTATTTCTTCCTAAAAACGATTTAGAGGAGAATTCAAATGATAGTTGAATATAAACTTCATAAAGTAAGAGCACGCTCAAATAATAAAAAAACTCCAATTTGGATTGATGACGGTGGTTATTGGTATAACTCAAACAATCATACTTATGTTGGGTGTATTAGTGATAGCGCAGAACATTATATTCCAAATACTTTAACAGTATTTACTAAAGAAACATTTAATAATAGAATATTATCCCTTCACGCTGTTAGACCGTTTTCAAACACAAATGATGATGGTATAGTAGAGCCACAGGAAGAAATTACAATGACCGAAGCAGAAGTATCTGAAATGGCAAACACATGGTTTGATGCTCAAAGCGCTAAGTGGTCTTAACAAATAATTGAGGGGTTGAGGAGTTCTTATGACAGATAATGAGAGAGAACTAGATCAGCTTCAAAAAGATGTAGAAACATTGCATGATCGTACTCAAAATACTAAATTAGAATTATCTAAACACGAAGCTATTTGTGCCGAACGTTATGATAAAATAATGGAAAATTTTGAGAGACTTCAAGAACAAATTCAATATACTTTTGAAGAAGTACAAGATTTAAAAATATTAGCTACTCAAGGTAAAACTAGTTTAAAAACTTTAATCTTTATTGGTGTTTTTATATCAGGTCTTGCAGGTTTATTCTATACCTTAATGAATTTGTATAGATAGTATGAGTGATAAATTTTTTAAAATCAATTTAGAAAAACTTCTACATAGAATTCCTATGGTAAATCAGCTTGATTTAAAGCTGAATGAAAGCCAGTGGGGGATGGTTGAAGGTTTAGAGACTAATCGATTTTGGGTACATATATCAGCACGTCGTACAGGAAAATCGTATGCTGCCGCTATTTTAGCTTTTGCTAAACTTTTAGAACCTGGAACACAGGTAATGGTTGTTGCACCGAACTTTTCTTTGTCCTCAATTATTTGGGATTATACTACTCAAATAATTAGAGACTTAGCATTAGAAACTGATAGATTTAATCAAAAAGATAAAGTTATTAGATTAATCAATGGAAGTACTTTTAGACTCCTATCTGCCAATAATAGAGATAGCTTAATTGGTAGAGCAGCTAACTTGTTAATAGTCGACGAAGCAGCAATTATTCCTAATGATGAATATTTTACTAGAGATTTAAGACCTGCTCTATCTACCTTTCCTGATTCTCGTTGTTTATGGATATCTACACCACGAGGAAAAGGTAATTATTTATATGAATACTACTTGAGAGGGCAAGACCCAGAGTTTGAAGAATGGGGAAGTGCTAGATTTACTTGGAAATCAAATCCTTTACTAAATCAGAAAGACATTGAAGAAGCTCGTAAAAGTATGAGCCGAAACTTATTCGGTCAAGAGTATGAGTGTGATTGGGTAACTCTAGAAGGTAAAATTTATAATATTGATGAAAATAAACATTTAAGACAAATTGAAGAAATAAATCCTGGTGATTACAGATATGAGTTTATAGCAGGTCTTGATATTGGTTATAGAGACGAAACAGCTTTTGTTGTATTAGCTAAAAATAAAGATGATGAATATTTTGTTGTAGATGAGTATGTAGCAAAAGAAGGAACTACTTCAGTACATGCAGAACACATAAAAGAAATTGCAGATAAATGGGATATTGACGCAATCTATATTGATTCCGCAGCACAACAAACTAAAGCTGATTTAGCATATGACTATGATATTTATTGTGAAAATGCTCAAAAAAGCGTAAATGACGGTATATTATCTATTCAAAACCTAGTTGATAATGACAAGTTAACTTTTGATATTGATAATGCTAGGCATAGTTTTGATTCAATGGCTGCTTATAGATGGAATGAAAGAACTGAAAAACAAAAACCTTTACATGATTGGACTTCTCACTGTTGTGATGCTATAAGATACGCAATATATTCTAATATGAGAGGACAAGTTAGTATATATGCTTAAAAGAATCCCTATAAAATATATAAGAGATTATATTAAAAAAGAATATAAATACGATGAGTCTTGTTATATATGTGGATCAAAAGAGAAACTAGAATTGCATCACATATATTCTATTTCTGAGCTCTTTCATCACTGGTGTAAAGAAAATAAAATTGACAGAATAGATGATGTAGAGTACATTAAGAGTATAAGAATAAAATTTAAAGAAGATTATAAAGAGTATTTAGATAATACTAATTTATACACTTTGTGTAATTTTCATCATAGTCTTTTACACAATTTATATGGACAAGTTTATCCTATTTCTTTTGATAAGAAAATTATTAATTGGATAAATATACAAAAAGAGAAACATAATGGCATTAAGAGACTGGATTAGAGAAAAACTTAACCCTGCTCAACCGTTTATTGCTTCAAGAGATCCTTACAATTTACCAGAGTCAATAGTCGATTTTGAATCAGCCTATAGACAGATAGAAATTGTTAATAGATCTATTGAAGTCATAATAAGCGCGGCTACAAGTGTACCTTTAATAGTAGAAGGCGGTGCAGCTAAAAAAATTCACAAAATAATGAATGCTAAGCCTAATCCTTTTGAGGATAGAGCGCGTTTATTCAGAAGGGCATTTTTAGATTTTTATCTTGACGGTAATGCATTTTTCTACTATGATAAAGAGAACGGTGGATTATATTTACTACCTGCAAACGATGTTGAAGTTGTTGCTGATTCAAAAACTTTTGTCAGTCACTACAACTACTTAATTCATAATACTAATACAGATTATTTTGGATTTTCAAGACAAACATCAAAAGCAGAAAGACTTACTTTTACTCCTGATGAGATTATTCATATTAAATCAGACAATGAAGAAAGTATCTTTAGAGGAACCAGTAAATTAAGAAACTTAGAAAGATTATTTGAATTATACTATCAAATGACAGAATTTCAAAGAGTCTTTTTTAAGAATAATGCGGTTCCAGGACTTGTTCTTCAGACAGAAAATGTTTTAAGTCCAAAAGTAAAAGAAAGATTATTAGAGGCTTGGAGAAGTAATTACTCTTCTTTATTTAAAGGAGCTAGAAGCCCAGCAATTTTAGATGGTGGGCTAAAAATAGACAAGTTTTCTAATGTTAGTTTTACTGAATTAGATTTTGAAAATTCTATCGAAAGAATTCAGCAAGACATAGCAAAATCTTTAGGAGTACCTTATGTTCTCCTAAAAAGCGGTAACAATGCTAATATTGCAGCAAACGAAATGTTATTTTATAACCACACAGTATTACCGCTTTTAACATTATTTTGTAGTGCTTTTTCCCACTATTTTAACGGTGGGGTAGTTATTAGGCCTGATAAAACATCTATTTCTGCACTACAACCTGATAATAAAACACAAGCCGTATACTATTCAACCCTTGTTAATACTGGTATTATAACAGTAAATGAAGCAAGATCTGGTTTAGGATTAGAGAGATTAGATGGCGAGGAAAACGATTCAATAAGAATTCCTCAAAATATAACTGGAAGCGCTGTTGACCCTTCTTTAGGAGGTAGGCCTGAATCACTAGATTCTAGCGCTAACGAATAAAGGAAAAGAAAATGGAAAAAACTTTTTATTTAAATAGTAGTTTTGAAGCCAAGAAGTTAACAAAAACTTCTAAAGGATTAAAAATTGCTGGATATGCAAATACTACTGATAAAGACAGGGTCGGAGATGTTGTTACTGCTCAAGCATGGGCTAAAGGAGTAGACAACTACAGAAAAAACCCTGTTTTATTATATCAACATAAACATGATCAGCCTATCGGAAAGGTAGAAAAAGTTACTGTTGATAAAAAAGGCATCTATGTAGAAGGTAATGTTAGTGATGCAGCTGAGAA